GCAGACCCGCAACGTACTGACCCAGCTGAATACCACCCTGGCCGAGAGGGCTCGACACCTGATTGATGGGGAAGGACAGGGACGTGAGACCCGACGCCACGATAATTGAAGATGCAACGTTGACCTGAGCGGCGCACACAGGGGCATACAAGCTTGCAACGTTTCCGGTGAGGAACGAACCCTGCATGAAACTAGCGGATGCATTGGAGAAGGACACAACCACGTTGGAAAAGTAGCCCTGTCCGGTAACAGGCGCGAAAGCGTTCGAAAAGGACTGAACGACGGCGACGTTGGTCTGCAAATTGGCCGTCTGACCAACAACCAACATACCAGGGAAAATAGGGCCAGTGGTCTGAGTCAAAGAAATATTCGCCAAGTTGGAAGTCAGAACGAAGTCGGACAGAATGTTCGCCGTTGCCTGGGGCTGGGCAGACAGGACTGGAGTGGTCGTGTTTCCGATGGTGATCGTCTGGCTCAGGTACGTGGACCACGTGATGCGAACCTCCACATCATGGAACTGGAGGCCAATCAGGGGCAGGCACACGGACCAGTCCTTGCAGAAGAAGAACTTGAGGGGCAGGAACGTGTTCTTCTGGTTATTGAACGTGGTGCTATTCAGATTCAGGTACCGCTGAGAGTAGGTCTGCGCACCGGTAATCGGCTCAATATCCGTCATGTACTCGATATCCTGGGTATCCACAATCTGACCACCAATGAGCAGCTCAACCTTATCGATGATCTTGGTCCAGTCCACATTCACCATCTGAGCACCGTTATTATCACGGACCGTCAGGTACACGTAGCTGAGCAGATCACCCTTCTTCTCGAAACGGATCGTGGAGATGCCACCGGCGATGGGCTGACCCTGAATCACCTGGCGCTCCACGGAGTTGGAGTAGTGCGTGTAACGCTTGTAGTTGGACCGGTAAAAGGAAACCTCGGGCTTGCCGGTCAGCCAAGCGTCCTGAGGACCGACGGCGACGAGCTGGACAACACCTCCCGACATTTAGTACTAGCTCATATTTTTTTGCCGTGTCTTAGTTCACAGAAACCGTGTTAAAAGCAGAAGTGCCCATAGCCGGATCCGCCTTCTTCGGGTCAGCCAGGGAGTATGCCAGAGGATTCTTCTCGAGCTGCTGGATAGCAATGTCCAGGAAACCCTTTGAAGCCCGGGGATTCGGGTTCGACTTGAATTCGTTGAGTGGATCATCAAACTCTGGTGGCAAGACGCCGCGTCCCTGGTTCGTCCCAGTGATGGCCATGGGGCCGACTGGAACAGGCTCTGACTCGATGCGAAGCTGGGTCGCAGAACCCACTTGGTTGACTGGATCGTTGCGAACGTTCATACGAGCTGCATTTGCAGCACGATCCGGCTTTGTGCGGTATCCAGACGAACGCGTGAGGTCCGTGTCCGTATAGCACGTCTTGCCCTCCGCATATGGCTGAGCGATGTTGTACTGTGGAGGACCGTCTGAGAGTGTATCCGTGCGTAGACCCGTCTCTCCACGAATCGTTGGCTTTTTCGTCTTGAGGAAGTTCGGACGACCCTCTGGGCCAACCAAAGCGCTCTGAGCGCCGCCGCCACCATACGCACCCGGATCGCGGTACGCAGTCTTCGTGGCGGCCGCCTGGTGCGTAATGTCTCCGATGTATGCAGCGCCTCCGTTCTTGACGAAAGGATTGCGAGGACCGGGACGGCCTTCGAGCGTCGTCAAACGCTCTTCGTTGATGTTTGTAGGCAACGCACGGAAGAAATCGTGGAACCCACCAGCTGCAAGCACGTCTGGACCAACACCGAGACCGCGACCGACCGTCATGGGGTGCTCGAGAGGGGACACGTTGTTTTGCTTGTTTGTCACATACTCGCGGTTATACAAGTCATGTACTGGCTGACCGTACGGGAAACGCGAGTTGGTCGGCGTTATGTCCTGAAGATTTGGAACAGCCTCCTTGGGTTGGAGACGCCAGTCGTTAATTCGACGCCCAAAATTTGGATTCGTGTTCCGAAGATCGAATGCATCGGCGCGGTGTCCGACTGAGTCGGCCATCATGTCGATATCACGACGGGTCAAGGGTTTCGTGGTTGTTGGTTTGGGACTCGGCGCGGTGGAAGTTTCGGTTCCATCGGCTAAAGTCTTCCCAGCAAACACAAGACCAACAACGGCGGCGAGCGCCAGAGGATCCATTAATATTATTATACATCTTTTTTTAGCGATTCCACGTCTTGAGATCCTTATTGTAATACCGCTGAGCAAAGCGGTCGTTCTGGTACTCTCCAAAAGTGTTGATGGGGTTCCACTCAAGCACGCGCAGGGGCAGGGTCACATACGTATTGGGAAAGTCGTAGGTCTGCTCGGACCACCCCTTCTTCCATGCAGTTGTCGTCTGCTCACGGAGAGAGTCCTCAACACTCGTCTTGTCTTCGAGAACAACCTGCGCTGGGCCGTACCACACGCCCCTCTCGAGGGTCAACGGGCTCGTATCAAGCGTCGGCATTATTACTGTAGTCTCATATTTAATTTCCAGCCTCCATCTGGACACGCTCTGGGAAGGTGGAGTAGAACCGATCTGGATTGCATGCGGCACCGCCTTGGTCGTGACACTTGGCCGCGAATGGTTTGCCGTACGCCGCCTGAGCAAAGCCCGTTTGGTCGTTTGGAATCGTTGTGGAGGGCATTGAGTAGAAATTGCGCTCGGCATCACGCTGACGCTCAAATGGGTGAATCTGGCTCCACGCCTCTTGAACCTGACCACGAACACTTGGGTACCATGCCGCGGCGGGCCGGTCTGGGTTATCCACGTAGTCGCTCAAAAGCACATTGCCCATGGAGTTTTCCGTCGTTGGAAGCGTTGCACTGGGGCGGAAAATGGTGGAGTATCGAGCATCTCCTATCGCTGAGCGAAGGGAGCCGTCCTTGATCATGTTCGTGGTCCACATGTAATACAGAATTGCAAGAGCGATACCACCGAGCGCAAAGATGCGCGCATCCCGATTGATAAGATACACAATACACACGGCATACAAAACGAACCGCGTCGTCGCTGAGACGCGCTGATCGGCCGTCTGTGTTGCCGTGGGCCAAAAAGTCAGGAGGTCACTCGACTTGAAGACGCTTTTGGGATCCATTACTTCTTCTACTTACGGAGATTCTTTTTCTTTTTGCCTGAAGGGGGAGGGCGCTTTGGGGTTGAGGGTACGGCACCAAGGAGGGACGCGAACGGGTTTCCGGCTCCACTGCCCATCATCTGGCTCAGCATGCTGTTGACGCCCGCCATAAGAGACGCCTCGTCTGGCTGACCATTCGGACCGAGCTTCATGTTCTTGGCGCAGTTCTCGGCAGCAGCCTCGATAGCACTAAGCGTCTCTGGAGGGAACATGCTCAGGGTCGTTGAGATCATATACAGGGACGAAAGGTACTGCCAAATAGCCTGCTTCGTATTGTCGGAGCAATCCTCACGCTTCCAAATCACGTGAAGGTTGAGACCCTTTGCAAACTCGTTCTCCTCGCAGAAAAACGACTCGTCACGAGCAGACATTTGCCCGGCCCATGGCGCCACCTGTTTCATGAACGTCTTGCAATCTGGACCAGTCTTTGCAGGCTCGTCGGGGAACACGGTACTGAGCTCCCCGAGGAACTGGGTCATCATCTCGTCGAACGCTTTTACGGTGGTCATCCTGGCAAGTTAAAAACTTATGTTTTTAAGTTAAAAAGGTTCCTTCAAAACCGGGCCAGAATCACCCTGACCCTGACTGACGATGAAATAGACGAGAAGACCCACCAAAAAGGCGGGTTTGAAATAATCCGAATTCTTCAATTTTTCTTCATTATTCATTTTTGATTTCAAATAGACGTAAGCAACGACGACAGCTGCGGCGATAACACCTGCACTCATGGGCTCACGAAAGTACTGGTCCATGTCTCTGCTATTACGTATGGTTTAATTTTTGTATTTTTGCTGGCGCATCTGGGAACAGGGACTCGCCATCATCCGTTGGTGCTGGTGTCGCCCCTGGAACGCTCGGTGGAGTCAAAGAGTTGTTCACCGTCACGGCCGTGTCCACACCTCCTGGGGTCTTTCCAAACTCCATGTTCCCCGTGTTTTGGGGGAGCGTGGAGACGTCACCGGTCTGGTCCTCCTCGGGTGGTACATCATCAGCCAAGTCTGGAACGTCCTCCTCGCCCTCTGGATCCTCGTCCTCATGGTCCATATCCAGGTCTTCACCGGCGGCTGGAAGGGGCAAGTACGTGTTGAGAATCTCAGCAGTCGGAACCAGGTCCTCGATCACTTCACCAATTCTCTTGCAAAATCGGGTCGTCAAGACCTCCTTGCGTTCCTCCTCCGGCTTTTGGTCCACGATGATACTGGGGTTCTCGTAGAGGTCCTTGGCACAGGCCTCGTAGCACCGCTGGACAAACACGTCATTCGCAGGCAACTTGATACTGATTTTCTTGGACTTTTTGTCTGTACGAATTGCGCTTAGAATCTTGACGTGAATCACAAACACGGCTGCCAGGAGGTTCGGGAACAGGGACTGGTTCTTGATGATCGCCTCTGTATTTTTGAGTGAAATTGAAGAGTTCCAGGTCTTGACGCCTCGAAGGAGTTCCTGGAACACACGGGTCGTATTCTTCCCCTGAGACTCCTTCTTGGCCTCGAGCCAAATCTCCCAGAACGCCTCGATCATCACGGGGATCATGGCGTCACACAGCTTCTTTGTGAACCGGCGCTCAGATTCGTTGAGTAGGTCCATTTAGTACCTTGTGAGAGTAAAACTTTAGTGTTTTTTCGTGATCCGTAGTTTCTCAGCAGTCTTTTTGAGGTTCGCAAGACTTGGGAGATAGGTTCCTGGGTCGACCTCCTCTTTTTCCATTTCAGAATCAAGAGCAGCAGCCCTAGTCCACTGAACACGGATATCAAGTGGTCCAACGAGGTTCACGATGTATCCGAGTCTCTGGAGCTGGCGACACATGTATCCAACAGTTGTGGGGAGGTCGTATCTAGGGAACCCAACCACAAACGGGGGGACAGTAAGTATCGCATATTTGTCTCCAAGATCTGAAGCCACCTTAATTTTACGACAAAATTGCTCAAGAAGAGCACGGTAGTACTCTTTTTTCGCAAGGTCACGCTTCTTTTCAGAAGCGACGAGTTGTTTGGCTGACAAAGCCATCTATTCTAAGTGGTTAATTTTGGGGAGGAAGTGCTGCGCACTTACTCGCGTGTCTGCAAATTGGTCTGAGTCACGAGCATGTTCTGTTGATACGCGGATGAGACACTCGAGAGGTTTGGCTGGGGTGGTTGGTTCTTGTACCCCTGAAGCGCCCCTTTGAACTGGGCGTCCAAATTCTCCTGAACGTCAGTCCAGGCCTGATACTTTCCGGGCTTGTAGCCCGCAGTTGCTTCAACAGTATTCGAGTCGCCAATATTGAGTATATTTACAGATCCATCCTCATTGACCTTTGCGTTAATATCATACTGGGCTCCGAAAAAGTGTTTCGTGTTGAAAAACATCATACGAGACTTGTAACTGCCATCGGGCTGGATGTTCACAAAAACGGTATCAATGGGTGCAAAGTCGGGTTTGAGCTCTTGGAACTTTTCGATGATTGCCTGGACGACGAGAGGAGGAACGGGGGCATCGAGGATAACGTCACCTGCCGCATATGTGGAAACCTTTTCCTGACGGCTATTCCATATGAAGAAAAAGGCAAGGAGTACAAGGACCAGAATCACAAGATCCTTCATTACTCTAAGCAGACAAAAAAGGTCAGGAGCTGCGTTACTCAGTCCCCCCAAAACTCCTCGTCTCAGAGTAGTAAGAATGGCGCTTCTGGTCTATTCAGACAAGTGTAAATTTTCACAGGAAATTATAGGGTTCATCAAGACCCAGCCGGCTCTTATCGAGATTATCAGGTTCCATAACGTCACCACATCTGGTGTGCCGTCCAAAAAGATTACGAGGGTTCCGACCCTGGTGACAAACGAGGGGAAGATGTGTGTCGGCGCGGAGGTCAAGGCATGGCTTGTATCTATGATACCCACCGAGTTCGAGTCCTGGGACTGTAGTGGTGGTTTATGTCAAAACCTTGACGGATCAGACAATCCCGGTCTCTTTGAACTGGACAAATATGGCGAGTCGCTTCAGCCTATTTTAACACCAGAATTGGAGGCAAAGACAACAATGAGTGTTATGGATGCGTACCAGGCGCAGAGGAAGTAGGATCAGTTGCGGAGCAACTGTGATCACGAGTCAGGGAGCTCCGCTCCCGTCGGACCGGAGGTCCTCCTACGGACTCGCTCTTAAAGATTTCACGCACTTTCAAATGTAAGATGCATTTTCGCACGATTCAAGCGGCGGCCCTCAAGTCCGTCTTTGAGGTCCTGAAGGATATCATCAACGATGTGAATGTTTATTTTACCAAAAATGGTATTCACGTCTTGACCCTGGATACCGCCCGCGTCACTCTAGTCCACATGGACCTCAGTGCTGACAACTTTGAGGAGTACGAGTGTCCCACTGATATCGTTGCAGGTCTGAACATGGCGAACGTGTATAAGCTCCTCAAGTCTGTGAGCGGTCAAGACACGCTGTTCGTTCGGATCGAGGGTCGAGACTATATGGAGATTTTCATAGAAAATCCAGACAAAAAGTCATCCACCAATTTTAAACTAAAATTGCTGGACATTAACGAGGACATACTTGAGTTTCCGGACATTCACATGAATGTCGTCACGACTCTCCCAGCCATTGACTTTCAACGCATCACGAGAGATATGGGCAACCTCGCAACCGAGATGGACATTATCCGTGAAGGCAATACGCTCGAGCTGAGCTGTAAGGGTGACTTTGCCGACCAAAAGACGGTCATTGAGTTTCCGGACTCGGTCAAGCGAACCGGAAGTACGTTCAGTCTCAAGTACATTAACCTGTTTACCAAGGCGACCAATATGTGTTCGAGCGTTCAACTCATGCAAGACTCTGAGAATGAGAATATGCCAATCATTTTCAGATATACAATTGCAAATCTCGGAGACTTGAAGTTTTACCTGGCTCCAAAAGTCGAGACTGACTAATTAAAGTTTATATATGATAAAAAGTACATGGAGGCCAGGTACGAAGAGAGGGTACGTGCGTGTACAACAGACGAGGAACTTACAGAGTATCTTCTTTCGTGTGTTCCCGTCATAAAGGAATATACGAAGGATGTTGAAAAGATAACAGTACAATCGACGAAAAGGGTTGCAAACTTGAATGTTGTATCTCATAAAGGAGTTCAAAGGAATGATATATATAAAAAGTATCTCAAAGAGGTTGAGGACGGGTACGATGACGCACCAAAGGAAAAGGAGGTTCACGAGACACCCTGTAGACAATGTGGAGCCATGTACTCGCGGATGTTTGATGAATCAGTATCTGAAGAGATTTGTCGCGAGTGTGGAAATGTTGAATATATTCTCGGAGACGAGGTGGGTTTCAAGGAGGAACAAGAAATAGAAAAGCACATCGTGTATTCATACAAACGTGAGAATCATTTTAATGAATGGATAAGTCAATTCCAAGCCAAGGAGTCGACCCACGTTCCGAAAGACGTGATTGAAAAATTACGAACTGAATTTAAGAAACAAAAGCTCAAAGACCTTTCGGAAATTACACACGAAAAGGTCAAGGCTCTTTTGAAAAAGCTAAATTATGCAAAGTATTACGAACACGTTCCATATATAGCAACTATAGTGAGCGGCATCACTCCTCCAACGATGCCTCAAGCGCTTGAAGACAAACTACGACTCATGTTTCACGCGATTCAAGCACCGTTCGAGAAGCATAAACCCGCGAACCGGAAAAACTTTTTGAGTTACTCATTTGTTTTGTATAAAATGTGTGAACTTTTAGGGGAGGATCAATACCTCCCGTGTTTTCCACTCTTGAAGAGCCGTGAGAAGTTGTATGTCCAAGACCAAATTTGGAAGAAAATTTGTGAAGAGTTACTCTGGCAATTCATACCCACAGTATAGGTCCAGATAAAAGTTTTTATGTACTACTAGAACATCTCCACACTTGGAGGAGGTAAGACCTCCTTCTCGATCCGCTCAAACTCTAGGTTTCCCAATTTATCTGGAAAATTCATGAGGAATCCCACATGGAGACCCAAAAGGTTCAAGTAATTTCGGGTCTGAATTCGGTAGGTCTCGTTGAGACGCCCAACCGACTTGAGTTCCACAACGAACCGTCGATCGATAATCAGGTCTGCTCTGACGTGCCCGACGTTTTGCCCACCATAGAACACGGGAACGATGCGTTCCGTCTCGTAGGGAATCAAACGGTCACGAAGCGCCACCTCGAACGCACAATGGTACACAGACTCGGAGTATCCCGGGCCGAGTGAAACCCATATGTCTTCTGCAATTGTTCGAAGGATCCCTTCCATATAAAAGAACTTTGTGTGTATGTTTTAAGGGGAGATGCTTTGGCCGCAACACATATTTTGTACACAATTGACGTTCGGAGCTGTCACATGGTCCGACGCGTTCTGGTCCATAGCACCTGACATACCTATGACACTCCTCGTTCCATGGGCACGATCCTGGTCACTCGTACAAGACTGGTGGGTCTACTCAGTCTTGTACAAGGTTCCTCACTCTCTTTTGTTTTCAATTTTGATCCAAAATTCAAGGGCTCGGAAAATATACGCCTTGCATATCCTCCTTGATATCCTGAGTCACACGGGTCAATGGTCTATAGAACCTCTGTGGCCTGTGTTTGGACCCGTACACGGGGTTGGAGATGCTATTGTATGGACTTAGGCGGCAGCAATAGCAGGCAGGGCTAACCGGTTTGCCGATGGGAGGGCAGGCGCGCGCCGACCACGAGCGCGGGGACGCGTCTGAGCCTCAAGCATCATCGTCAACATGCGCTCTTGGAGCTCCATTTGCCTCTCGATAAGCATCTTCTGGTTCTTGACCGTTTGACGATTCATGTATGCCTTTCCAAAGTCCAGAATCTGTTTGACGAAAAGTGCAATGACCGAAAGGGTCAGTATGTACTTCCCCCATGCCGAAGAAGTAATCTGACCAAGAACAACGGCTGTCGTCGCGGTTCCAGACCCCGTTGTGACAGCAACGGTTGTCGCTGCAGCCGCCCGAGAAAGCTGCGTCGCGACGGACGTCTCCTTCGCATGGAACGCATCCCACCAGCGCTTCGCTTTGACGGGCGCGCTTGGTGTGACAACACCAGCTGCGGCGGCGTGGTTCAGGAACGCCTGGGATGGCTGGGTCGCCATGATGAGCAAAAGCGCAAACAGGACGAGACCGCGTTGACCCATCTTGTAGAACGTCATAGGGGTCGTCGCACGGAGCGCAGAACGCGCCTCTGTACGCGTCATTTTCAAGATTGCCTCCTTGTTTAGGGAAATGCGCGAAGGTGCTGACCGTGGGCGAACGGTCGTGGTCGTGCGCCGGGAACGCGCTGGTGTGGGAGCCGAACGCGGCTTGATTGTGGTCGTTGTTTTCCGCGATCCTCGAACGTTTCGCAGAGATACCATTTATACTACTTTACAAGAAATTAACGGAGCTTCCGACCAAACATCTTAGAGTACTTGCTGTGAACCCATCGAGCATCCGACTTGTAGATGCGGGACGCACGGGGCAAAGTCCGCTTGGTCAGCGTGCTGATTGCAATGAGACGGCGAATGACTGCGTGTGGGTCCTCGTGACCCTTGGTCACCGCCTTAACAAGCGCCTTGTGACGGTTGGTGGTTGCCTCCACGGGGTGGTAGTGGTACCGGGTCAACATACCCGCTTTGAGTGGGCCGATGACCTTTGGACCCTTGCCGATCGCACCCACATCCTTGGTGGGCACGGGACGCACGTGGCTCGTTCCCGCCTTGCGCGTGTACCGGTAGGTCGTGCCGTCCTTGCGACGCACGGTGATCGTCTTGCGCTTCCGGTGCTGAACGTAGCCGGACCGAATGATGGTACGCATTGGTACTATGAGTCGGGAAAAAAGTCACAGATCCCTCCGAGCCTGCTCATACCCTTTGAGAAACATCTTGAGCTTTGCTTCATTTGATGCACTGAAATCATAGACGTTTTCATCACCTGGAGGTATTGCAATTGTCGGAAAGTCATATGTAGCCCGGAGTTTCATGGTTGAACTCAGAATACTCATGGTATACGTTTTCAAGTCTTTGATTTCCATGGGTCCTCCCCATTCGAGGAGAATGGTCAGAACGTCTTCTCGGCCTAGAAAAGGCGCGCCGGGAACCACCTCGGCTGACCCGCCGTCAATGTACCCGTTTGTACTTGCAATCAAAAACGGAATCGCGATACTCGAACACACGGCGTCCAAAACGCTCATAGACGGTGTGGTGTCCACGGAAAAGTAGTCGGTTTTCATAAACTGGACGTTATATGCCGAGACGTGTAATTTTATAGGAAAATACTCGTACAGATCACGGAATGTCATATCCGGTCGACCCGTGAAACGCGTACACGCATCTCCAAAAACCTTTCGTATTTTACTTGACGGAATGAGACCGTAGTTTGTCAATAAAGACTTGATATTTGGCTTCATAATCTGTTTCACGGGAACATCGAGGGCATAGTCGAGAATCCTCGTCACGTCCCCTTTGGTGAAACAATACAAAAGACCGAGAATTGCACCTGCAGATGCCCCAGAGATTTCCTCGAGGTCGTGAAGATGTTCATCCTTTTTGAGATGCGACACGACGCCAAGGTACATAAAGAACCCCATAGCCCCCGGACTGATGACGAGGTATTTCATCGTCTAATAGAACTGTGGAAAAAGACCCCGTGTAGAAGCCCACACGATGGAAAACACGACAGAGTGGACGAGTACGGGGACTATACCTGTGGCGCCCGAGAAGAACATCGGACCGTTTGCCGGGATAGTAAGAATAACACCTGGTGTCAAAAGGACAAAGAACAGAGCGGGCATAATCAGGTCTGCAAAGGTCATGGTGAATTTGAAAACAAAATTGATGATTGCCCAGTTGAGGAGGGCAAAGACAAGAGCATGGAACAGAACCTTGATCAAGAATCCAGCGCCTGGAGGCAAAGAGAGCAGGAGGCCTGGGCTCAAGAGAGCAAAGAGAATGGTTGGCACAAGGACCTTTGGACCTGTGATGTCAATCATTCGTATTAATTTTCAATATTATGTTTGAACCACCCCGTAAATTGCTCGAGACCAACACGGTCGGCAATCACATCAATCTTTGATATTTCCGTCCACATCATAGTACACGTGGGACTTGGCGGATCGTATGTGAACCATGAACCTGGTGTGATTACAAACTCCACAAAGTCATTATAGGTTGCGCGGACTGGGAGGTACTGATCCTCATACCACATTCGAATCGTCATCCACGCATTGAGAAGCTCCTGAGAGTACACATCTTCCCAATCCTCTGGATCGAGCTGCGAATCAAAATCGTCGGAGTCGTCGTCTGAATAGACGAGCTGATAGTCATAGGCGTCACGCGAGTACTCGTCACCTTGACCCATTTTTACTTGTATATTCAAGGCACCAACTCCTTAAGTCCTGACACGGACACGGACGGCGTCTCCTTGGTGGGTGCAGAGTCCTGGATTGCGTTCCACGCCCCCTCGACCTGTGCCTCGTTTCCACCGAAAAATGTACGAAGACCTTTGAGAATAACCTCCTTTGTAATAGAGCCCTTGGTCTTTTTAACCTTGAGATTGACTTTGACCTTGTCCTGAACCTTGACAGTGTCAATCTCGTTCTGCTGCATGTGCTGCGTCACAAACTTGCGAAGATCCTTCTCACGTGTGTTCAACGTTCCG